CTTTTTCGTTAAATATGTCATTAATCATTATTCCTCCTCTAATGTCCAAATCCAAAGGCAGTTTCTGTTCTGTCTCTACCATCCCACAAATAAGCCCATGAATAACTACTAATTGTAATGTGTCCATCTTGTGGAACTTTTAGCATTGGTTCAGTTGTATATTCTCCACCAGCTTTTGGAGGGTGTGGCGTAACATAGTCATAAGTCATGTGTTCTCCAGCTCTCCTTAATTTAGTTATACCTCTAATAACAACGCTCTTGTTTTTCTTTTCAACAATTTCGTAGAAATCAATATTTGTTTGGTCATAACCCCAGCTACAAATAAAGGTGTCTCCTACTTTAAGACTGTTAAAGAAATCTGTTTTCTTTTGCTCTCTCTCAATCTTTGCATTTGCTTTGTCATATTCTCGTTGCCTGGTTGTCTCAATAAATTCAGTAATATATTCTTGCATACGCTCAACACTTCTAAACCTATAATGAAACGCTGGTTTCTTTGCTTTACCTCTGAAACCTAAGGCAGTTATACTATTCTCATCTGTATATATTTCAATACCTAAACCCAATTCTTTAATTGGATATCTCTTATATAAGATGTTCTCTCTAATGTGTTATTCATTTTCTCTCCTCTGTTAATATCTATATACAATTATAAACCATGTGTACAACTGTTGTCAATTCATATAAAAGAAAAACCCCCTGGGGCAACAGAGGGCTTTCCTTCGTATCGTATAACTAAGGGGAGTTATACAGTTTCTTTTAACAATTTGTCATAATAGTCTTTGTTGTGTTCTAGTTGGTATTCATCATGGCTATTGATATTCTCTTTTGTAAATTCTTGTGTTATCCAATCTCCATAACCATCTAACGCCTCACTATCCCAATACTGATAGTGTGTGGGTTTAAATCCACCAAATATAAATTTACTTTCTGTTGTACTCCATTTCATAGAATGTACATTACAATCAGCCATAATTATTTCTGGATTGTCGCTCCCATCATAAACTGTCTCATCTGTTGGGCTGAAGTTCTCCCACCTGTACTGACAACCTCCTCCACAATCGCTATCAGCTAATCCTCCATAGTATTGACTTCTCATTATTCCTCCTCCATTGTGCTTACTATTCTTATATCTTGGTCAATAAATTCATCCTCAAAATTTCCTGCCTTGATATCCTCCAAGTACATAAATCTAGTGTGTTCATCATTTACTAAATCCCATACTTCATTTCGTTGCAATCCCTCTATGACATAGGTCTTAGTTATTGCTACTTCAATTGATACCTTTCCCATTATTCCTCTCCCTTAGTTTTTTTGTATAAATGATTAGCCCAACTAATCTTAATTTGTTCTCTTAGCTCTAACATATCTTTGTTATTGCCTTTATATTCTAAAATGTTAAATTGGTCTCTATAATTTACAGATACCATTTCACCTTTATATTTATAATCGTTCATAGTCTCCCCTTAGTTTTGGCTTTATCTTTTATAAAGCTCCTAGAGGATACCCTGGTGAATATCCTCCTAGAGTTTTACTTTCTTTTGTATCTGCCCTGGGTAGTAGTTCCATATCTTTTTAGATTTGTCTCTCTTACCCATCTGCTTTTTTTAGCTTGTTCATACGCTTTATTAATTAACCTGTCTTTTTGTTCTCCTTCTGGAAGGCTATCGATATATTTAAGATATTCAATTCCTCCCCTTTGTCTTTTGATATTGCTTTCTTGCTCTGCGATACAGCATCCACAATGTCCAAATGTTTTCAATTTTCCTCCTTAGTTATGTAAACAAGTATAAACAGATAGTATATTTAATTGCAAGTTATTTAGAAAGTTTTTTTTTCCTGGGTTTCAATATGGGTGGAGGGTGGTTGTCAATTCTTTGCAATATCCATACAACAACACTACATAATTACACAGCATTAGAAAACAATAATTCAGCAGGATAAAACAACTAATCAGAACACATATAGAACTACACAAAACACTAAATAAACTAATGCAAATGTCAATCTAAAGGTTATATATTGTATATGTAGGAACTCTTTATTTAAAGGTGACAAACTGTATTAAAATACTGTTTAGTAAACATACTATATATTGTGTGTTTTTAGTGACCTACTACATCTAGTGGGTGCACTATCACAGTAATATTGGTTAGTGTTACCTATCTGTTTAAGTGTATTCTTACACTCTTTACATTTCTTCAATAGTGTCTAGTCTAGCTCGTTTTTTATAACAGGCATCCAATGCAATGTAGTTGCGATTCTGCCTGATTACTTAGTTTGGTTAGACCTTGGGTAGCTTACTTGTCTTTCTAGTTGGTCAGGTTTCCCTGGTAAGCCTTTTGTGCTCCTGATGCCCTCTTTACCTGTATCTACTTACTCCTAAATAATATTTATAGTTGAATAATAACATGGGTTCTGTATAATACAAGTACTGTATGTGAAACACTAAATAATTCAGGAAATGGTTTTTCAGGCAACTGATTAACCATTTTCTGTTATTATGGGAACAACATGATTCTTTATTCATGTTCCTCCCTGTATAGCCCTAGCTTGTCTAGGGTGTGCAAAATAAAAAATTTTTTTTACGCCTGAGGTTCTTGTAAACCATCAGGCAGCTTTCTACCTTTGATTCTAGGAAACGATTTAGTTTTGTGATTATTACAATATCTATATTTGTTATATTTAGATATAACTGTGTTGCAAGTTTCCTTCAAACAAATTCTTCCACTACTATATGAAGTAGAGGGTTTGTAATTAGGATTTTTATTTCCTTTTATATAATCACTCATACAAGATATAGTATAGTTAGGAGAAACGATGCCCAAGGGTAATTACTCATACAAAAAAAGTATGAAAAAAAATAAAGGTAAAAAGAAAAAAAGATAAGTTATGAAAAAAGTAAAAGGTGTAGATGTATCTAAGTTAACTAAGAGACAACAGGATACAATGAAAAAACATTCTAAACATCATAGTAAAAAACATATTCAGTATATGCACAACTCTATGCGTAGGGGTGCAACTTTTACACAGGCACACAAAAGAGCTATGAAAGCAGTAGGTGAGTAGTGGCTGAGTATCGTGGGATGAAAGTTAAATTAAACAGTCCTACAGCTATTCGTAAAGGCGAACCAGGGTATGGTCGTAAAAAATCTAAAGTTTTTGTAATGGATAATGGGAAAGTCAAAAAGATAATGTTTGGTGACCCTAATATGAAGATAAGAAAAAACAATCCTAAAGCTAGAGCTTCGTTTCGTGCGAGACACAAATGTAGTACAGCTAAGGATAAAACAACTGCACGATATTGGTCGTGTAGAGCGTGGTAAGGAGAAACTATGAGCTTATATAAAAATATAAATAAAAGAAAAAAAGCTGGTACAAGTAGGTCAAAAAAGAAATCTACTATAAGTGCTAAAAACTACAGGGAAATGCAAAAAGGTTTTCCTAATAGTAAAAAAAATAAAGCTAAAAGAAAAAGAAAATAGTTATGCCTAGACCTAGGTGTAAAGTCAACGAAATAGTTGGTGAATCTTGTAGGAGGCAAAGAAGAGAAAGAAGTCCTTTCTGTACTCCTAAATGTAAATCTAGGTATCACTACGCAAAAAACAAAAAAAAGAAAACCCCAGTACCTTCAGGTAAATCTAGTACTAATAGAGGACAACACTATAAAGATTTTGTTACTTTGTATGCACAAA